GTATCGGTGATGAATCTGAAGACGATGGTTTGGCAGTTTATCCTTATGTCGACGTTGGGAGCGGCCAGGTTGCTATTTATACACAGGGCGGGAGCGAAGAGTTTGATTCAGGCCATGCGGAAGACGCATGGGTTCATCATTGTGTAAGACAAAAGTCAGATTTTGAAATAGAATATTTTGTTTCGGGTTTTAGCGTCGGCTCTTATAATCCGGGCGTTGGATTAATGGCCAATACTGACTTTTTTTGTTTGGGCGTTTGGTACCCAAGTATCGGAGAAGATTATGAGGGTAAATTAGACCAGGTAAGATTTTTTACTACTGATCTTTCAGGCCAGGCAATATTGACATTGGCAAGATTTTAAAAAAGGAAATAAAATGCCATTAAAATTAGTCACAGAAAAACCGCCTTATATAAATTACATATATACAGTAATCAAATATGATCCTTCCGTTAGAGCGCAAGCAGATGCGTTTATGTCAGAAGAAGGCTTTCCGGCAGGAAATCAAAATGATGATGGTACAATGATAATTGTCGATAAGAGCGATGATGTGAAAAGAACAGTGCCATCTGAATTGATTACAACAAAGCCTGCTTATGTCGTTGAAGAAATGTCTGACTGGCCATACTTAACACATGCTGAAGCAAAGGCATTGATAGCTTATAATGAGTGGAAGGCGTATAAAGATTAAATAAGGACTCTGAATGGATTTAAAAATACCGTTTACTGATAAGAATCTTTCTTTAGGGTTTACTGGGGGCAAAAAGTCTTTGGTTGTTGGCGGTATGATGGACCTGCAGCCTGGCAGTCTTCTTGAATATGCCTTGACCGGAGGAGGACGTGTTTCGGCTTCTCGGGCCATGGAGTTTTATCGTAACGACTCAGCTGTTGCAACTGCAGTTGATATGATAGCCGATCCCATTGAGCAGATAAAGCCGGTTCTGCTAAAAACAGAAGGCAAAGACAAAGAGTATGATAGTAAGCATCCGGCAGTACAGGCTCTCCTTAATCCTAATCCTTTTGAAACATACCGTGAATTTGTAGGCAAGCTGGCCAGGCATTATTTACTGACCCATGCAGGATATTATTTAATGTTTGGTAATTTTAAAAGGCCTCCTCTTCAAATGTATGCGCCTAAGCCTCAAAACATATCAGTTAAATCATCCTTTGATATTTTCCCTGATGCGTTTATTTTGACCGGAAAGGAAATGGGAAGAGGAACATATGTACGGACAGAAGACATACGCAAAGGCGAACTGGCTTACCTGGACGGTCCTTTAAGAGAGGTTTATCGCATTACCGGCTTTTCATCACGTTCAGATGATGCTGAGCCTGACAGTCCTTTGGAAGCAGCTGCAACTGATATCAGACAGCATCTTAAAGGAAAGTATCATAATCTTGCTCTTCTTGATAACGGTGGGCGCTTATCTTTGATTTTTACATTCAAAGATAAAATGAATGATGATCAGCATAAGGAGCGTAAAAAACGAATAAATGAACAGCTTGGAGGCACTAAAAAAGGCGGCATTGCGGTCATAAGTGCAAAAGATGTTGATATCACAGAAGCCGGAACACACAATAAAGATATGGATTATCAGACATTGGATAGCTCATCTAAGGAAGCAATTTTCCTCAGATATAAAATACCATTGGCATTGATAACCACTGATGCCAGCAGCTATAACAACATGGAACAGGGTTATTTTGAGTTATATACAAATCCTGTGTGTACGACTTATGACACGATATTTGCTGGGATTTCAAAAGTATATCTGCCTCGATATGGTCTGGATCCTTCCGTATATCGATTAACATATGATCCTGAATCAATCGATATTATCATGCGCAAGAAACTTGAAGAGATTGAAAAGCGCAAAAAGATAAATGTTGAAACACCTAATGAGCTCAGACAATTACTGCCTCATAGAGAGCCATTGAAAGATGGTGGCGATGAGGTTTATATACCTGGCACGATGATTCCTATGGGATCAGATCAGCATACGCTTGATAATTATGAAACACCGGAAGAACTGGAAGAGCGTATAAGGCGCGAGATTGAAGAGGATGAAAACGATGATGATTAAAGGCACGAAAGGAAAAAATTATGACTACTATTAAAAAAATTTACTGGTGGGTGTACGTTGTATTTTTGAGCTTTAAATGGTGTTTCAGAGTTAATCTTGGTGATACTGTTTTTTACAAAAATAAAAAATATATCGTTGCCAATGGTGTCCGAAGTAATTCATGGAGACTTTCAGGATTGAGCAACGGAGATAGCGGATGGGTAAAAAGATCTGATTGTAGGAAAGTTTTAACTTTTTCAAATATGAAAAAAAGTTTCAAATCAGGTTATTTTTTTTATATGACAAGCTGGTATGATATTTGGTGCAGGAATGGAATAGAACCTTGGATGAAATCCTGTAAAATTTGGTAAAATAATGCTACCACTGGGCGAACAATTAAATCTGAAATTAAAGCTGGAGAAAACATTTAGACCGGATATCATATCTGCGTTTAATTCTATACTGGTAGATTTCAGAATCACTGTAACCAAGACAGGCCTTCCTCCGGACGCCATGGCTTATGAACCGGCATGGAAAGCGATTCTTGATAAACAGTATAGACGTGTTCAAAAAGCCTTTACTGGTGGAATCGGGATCCGGAAATCAATTAAGCAGGATCAGGATGAAGATGATGAAATTGATGAAGAATTGCTGCTTCTTGCGTTAATGGCATACAGGGATCAAAACATTCCAAAACAATCAGCTATCATATCTGAGACAAATAAAAAAGAAATGATCCAGGCTATTAGAATGGCCCGGGATGAAGCGTTTAATGATGGTGTTATATTAACAAATAGAGAGTTGGCACTGGCCGCTGCAGTCATATTAAGAAGAAAATTTCAAGCACGTGTAAATAAAATCGCTATGCAGGAAACGGAAACAGTAGCGGAAGCCACTAAATTTATAGAAGCTGAAGTGGCCAGCGACTTAACACCAGGTATTTTAGGCGGAGCTGCTGCAGTAACTCAGACAGAAAAAATATGGCGTAATATGGGAGATTCGCGCGTCAGGCGTCCTCCTGCCAGTCGATTTGATCATTGGAATGCTGGTGGACAGGTTGTAAATTTACTTCAGCCGTTCATTGTCAGTGGTGAGGAGTTAATGTATCCGAAAGATATGTCCAGAGGCGCCAGCTTTGGAAATGTTGTCGAATGCAGATGTTTGAGTGAATATGTCTTGTAAAATGATTTTTTTTATTGTATAGGGATTTTTAATGGCATAACAATAAAAAATTAGGAGACACGAAAATGGCACGAGAAGATATTGAAGTAACGAACTCACATCCAGATGAGTCAGAGGAAAAATGAGTATGCTGAAACAGTAGGAGAATTATTGGACATGTTACATTGTTTTGATGAAGAATGTAAATTATCGAACAGAATATATGTAACTAAAGATGGAGATATTGTTTCTGTCTATTAGCTGATTTATAAAATATAAAAAGGGTTCTGCCGAGTCGACGGACGGAGCAGACTAAGAATACAAAAAGGGAATTTCGGGCGCGCCTGACTGGAATTCCCTTTTTTGTTGCCCTGGCCATTACTGATACTTCAAAGGAGATTATGCAATGGATAAACGAGATATTGAAACTGCGGAACGCCTAAAGAAGCTTGGCATACAGACAAAAGAAATTCCTATCATCGACATGAAGGTAACAAAAGAAGAAGGTGAAGATGGCGAAAACGGGAAATTCTATATTACTGGTTATGCCAATACAAAAGACGAGCCTGATTCATATGGAGATATTCCGCATAGCATGGATGGTAAACCGGTTTATATCCTGGACCGAATGAAAACTAATCCTGTCTGCTTTGTAGATCACTGGAGTTCAGCTGGTAATATTGCAGGAAATTTTACTATCCTTAAAGAAGATGAAAAAGGCCTGTTTTTTAAGCTCTTATTGCGCGACCTTGACGATATCCATACTCTTATCACAAAAGATGCAGTGTCTGCTTTTAGAGGTGGTTTCGGGCATGCTTTATCAATAGGCGGAAACTGGTATTTTGAAGATCCTGATAATCCGAATCATATGACAAAAGCCCTTATTTATGAAATCTCACTGGTGGGAGTTGGTGCAGACCGATTTGCATTGACTGACATGCCATTACCAAAACACATTACATCAATTGAAGATATGTCAAAATTAGATGCCAAGACCATTGAAAAGCATTTAAGGAATGGCGTTAAAGTAAGTAGAGCAACTGCCACCAAAATTGTTTCTTTAATCAGTCCTATGCTTCAGAGTGAGTCTGACAGCAAGGATCAGAGTGATTCTGATAATGATTATGACTGGGGCAGTATTGTTGAAGGACTTAAAACTATGAAAATTGAAATTGAGGAGGAATAAAAAGCCATGGAAAAATGTGAAAAATGCGGACATAAAAAATCCGAATGTACGTGTAAACCGGCTAATATGAAAGATTACACACCTGCTGATGTAATCTCTGCGTTCCAGGAACTCCAGGAAACTGTTAAAAAGGCCGATCTTAAAACGATCACTTCGGCCGAGTTCAAAGAGCGTATGGAAAAAATCAATACTGTTCTGGATTCTGATGAATTCAAAAAGAATCAGAAGCTTGTTACAGAGCATGCTGAAAAGCTCAAGGTTCTTGACGAGCAGGCAGAACAGATTGAAGCTCTTGAGCTTCAGTTGTCACGTATGGGAACAGGCAAAGGCAGCGAGATCATTCTTCATGATTCTGCGGAATATAAAGCGATCGAAAATTATGTTCGCTTTGGTAAAACAGATGATCGCTTTGACGGAGATAACAGGAAAACACTTCAGGATCTTAAAACCCTGCGGTCTGATATCGATCCTGCCGGTGGATATCTCACGGATACTGAATTTGATAATCAGATCATCCGGAAGATTACTGAAATATCTCCTATCCGGAACATTGCCCGGGTCCGGACCATCAGTAAGAAATCCATTGAGATGCCAACACGTCAGTCAATTCCGATTGTGACAAATGAAGGCGAAACTAAGGCCGGAACTCCGGATGCCAGCACTTACGGCTCCGAATCTCTGACTCCTTTCCGCCTGACTTGCGCTGTGCCTTACACGCAGGATCTGCTTCTGACTTCTGAATTTGATCTTGAGTCTGAGATCAATATCGATGTTTCCGAGGCCTACGCGCAGAAGATGGGACGTGATTACACCATCGGTACCGGACCTGGTGACAAAATGTCTGAAGGCTTCCTGCAGAATTCAGATGTTCAGGCCAATTTCCGCGAGACAGAAGATGCTGGTGAGGTCAGTTCAAATGATATGACCTTACTGACCGGTGATCTTAAAGTCGGTTACAATCCTATGTACGGTTTTAACAGGCAGACGCTTGCTAAACTCCGGACACTCAAGGATGATGCGGGTAATCCTATCTGGCAGCTGAGAATGTCTGATAATGCTCCTAACCAGATAAACGGCGAACCGTATACAGTAATCCAGGATATGCCGTCTATCGCGGCAGGTGCATTGCCGGTTGTATATGCTGACTTTATGCGCGGATATTCTATTGTTGATCGTTCTGCAACGGTCATCATCCGTGATGAGGTAACCCTTTCACTGCAGGCAATGATTCAGCTGGTTTTCCATCGCTGGACATTTGGACAGGTAACACTGTCTGAGGCCTTCAGAGTGCTTAAAGTAAAATCTCTGTAAAATTTATTTACGGCCAGCAGTTTGTAGTTTGTAGGATAAGACTTGAAAATTCGATAACGCGCCGTGTAAAAGCGGCGCATAATCAAGGAGGTTTAAAATGCATAAAGATATGCATCATAATGTAAAAGAGGTTGTGGCTCTTGAAAGAATAGAGATCTCAGAAAATGGTACTATTTACGGAGAAGACCTTGACCTGCCGAGTTTTGAGCAGGGGGTTGGATCTCTCGAATTTTTTATTATTTCCGATACGATTACTGACGGCGTCCATACGGTAGGGATAGTTGAAGGTGATGTTGCTGATCCTACCGTTGACGTACCTGCAGATGAAGTTCTTGGAGCTGCAGCTTTTGGTGCGGACGATGATAATACTGTAAAACGGATCGGCTCAGTAGGTAAAAAGCCGCATACGCGTCTGAAGATTGTTTCCACTGGCGTAACAGATGGTGGATTCTTATCTGCTATTGCAGTACTTGGTCATCCGAATCATATGCCTGTTCCTGATTCAGCAGCACCGACACCCTAATAGTCGTGTCAGGTGGTAGCCATACCGCCAAAATGTCTTCGGCAGGTTTCACATGGTGTGCCTGCCGGAGCATTTCTTTAAAAAAAAACAGAAGGAGGAAACTATAATGGCAAAAAACGGAAAGGTGAAAACCTTAAAAATAGAATGTTTGAAAACAGACAATTACGCACTTGATCCAGCAGTCGGGCCTATTGTTAAAATTGAAAAAGGCACAATAGATCATTTTCCTATTAAATTCGCTCATGACATGGTAGCAGCTGGTTCATTTAAGATGGTTGATGCAAAGGATGCAGAAGCACGCGAAGAGACCGGTGATGTTGCCGAAAGACTGGCCATTATTGCGGATCGTGAAGCAGTACTTAATGAGGCACAAATGCAACTTGAAGTTGATCAGGATCAGTTGAAAACCGATCAGGAGCAGCTGAAAGCCGATCGTGAACAGTTCGAAGCTGATAAACAGAAATTTGCTGATATTGCCGGCAAGTCCCTTGATGAAGTAATGGATGATAATGTAGAAGTAGGCGCCGGTGATAATACACCTGATCCGGATGAAAAAAAGGATACTGATAAGGGAAAACCTGAAGAAGTTGATGTTTCAGTAGCTGATCAGTGTGCAAACATTGTAAAGACTGCCAAGAATGAAAAGGCGGCAAAAAAGGCTCTGATCGCGTATGCAAAAAATAATCTTAAATTTGAGCTGGATAAGAAATTTGACAGCACAACAATGACTGAAAAGATTATTCAGGAAGCCAAAGCGCAGTCAGAACAGTCAGCAAATAACGGTAAATAATGGATGATTATTACAGAGCTATAATTTCCGCCAGTGAGGATCCGGTAACACTGGCGGAAATTAAAGAATGGATAAAGCAGGATGAAATCGCGGTAGATGATGCATTATTGTCTGCCCTGATTTCAGGCATGACGAAAGAAGGTGAAGATTATACAGACCGGACATTCGTGCAGAGGACATTCGAAGGATATTTTTCAGGACTGCAATGTAGCGATGAAGAAAGATATCCTTTTATTCAGATCCGGCGTTCACCACTGATTTCTATTGCGTCAATTGAGATATCTATTGCCGAATCGTTTGAGCCGGTAACTGAGTTTGCAATTAAAATGAATAGTGAATTTTCGCGGGTTATTTTTTCTGATACAAGCGAAATGACTGACGCGGATAATATACCATATCCGATCAAGATTACATTTGATGCAGGATATAGAAAAACACTTGGAGTATCAAGTTTAACAAGGTCTGGAACAACCGTAACTGCAACGACTGACGGAAAGCATGGTCTTGTATCGGGTATGAATGTTGTAATTGCAGGCGCGGATCAGGCTGACTATAACGGCACATATGAGATTACAGTTACAAGTGATACTGAGTTTACATATGAAATAGTTGGAACGCCGGCGACACCTGCAACCGGTGTTTTAACAGTAAATTTTGGAGGAGCTCCAGCGGTACCGGAAGGAATAAAGACCGCCATAAAAGAGCATGTATTTTTTCATTATGCAAATAGAGGCGATGCTGAGCCACAGAATAAAAAAGGAATGCCTGACGCTGTACGGGCTTTATATAACCCATTTGAGGTAATAAATACTTTTTAATTATGCCACAGCGAAAAACAGTACATAGACCGTTAAAGCAGTATACTGGTGGAGATATGGATAAGCGCATAGTTATCCATACCAGGGTATTAACATCTCCAAAACATGGCTCAGGGTCGGTTACTGAGAAATATGATGAAGGTTTACCAGTATGGGCCGGAGTTTTTTCACTTCCTGCAGGCAAAAAGATTTTTGATGATAAAGATCTTGGGAAGCAGCCTACTCATTTATTTAGCATACGATATCGGCCAGGAATAACGGCTGAAAAGGTTGTCAGGTTTCGCGGGAATGCATTTGAAATTGTAAGGATAATCAATCCTGAAGAAAGGGATGAATGGCTTTTATTATATTCTAAACTTTGGGGTGATGAAGATAAAGAGGCGAATCAGTAATGGTAACCGTAACGCCACATACAAAAAAAGATAAGCAGACAATGCGCAATGTATATCTGGGCGCTACTAATGGTGTTAAGAAGGGTATCCGGAATTCTCTGTTTGAAATTGGCCGCGAGAATACAAGACACCTGCAAAGCTTATTCAGGGATGAAAAAAAGACTGGCAGGATTTACTTTATAAAAGGCAGATTACATCAGGCATCGGCCCCGGGTGAGGCGCCAGCAATTTTAAGCGGTAACCTATTCAGGAGTGTTGATTTTAACGTACGCGGATCGTCTGAAATGACTTTTGGTGAAAAAATGTTCTATGGAGAATTTTTAGAACATTATATGAATAGGCCTCATGTTAAGAGAACAGCAGATGAACGAGGCACTCAGAACAGAACAATACTGGAAGATACGACTCATAAAGACATACATAAACGCGCAAGTAAGGGATTATGAAACTATTAGATGTTGTAAATCAGCTTAGATTTTTACTGCCGGTATATACTGACAGATTCAGTGATACAATCAATGTAAGCTTGATTAATGCGTCTGGTGGCGTGGTTACTGTTACAACAGATGATCCTCATGAGCTTGAGACCGGTGATGATATAAATCTTGCAGGAGTTACCGCGCGCACTCATATTGATTCTGTTTCTAAAGATGGCCTGGTGTTCACTTTTGGAACATCAGAAGATCATGATTTGACGTATGAATGGGAAGAACATGATGAAGTAAGCCTTGATGGTTTTACCGATGGCGCGTGGAATGATAGTTTTAAATTACTGGCCGTTCCTAATCGCAGAACATTCAAAGTAAGATCAGTAAACAGCCTTCCGACATTAAGCGGAAATGAAGTGTTGCTTGAGAATAATAGAGTTGATGGAGTGAATGGCTCTTATGAAATTACTGTTACTTCTCCTACCGCATTCACGGTTACCAGGTCTGAATATCCGATCAGTGACGGTGTTTATACTGGTGGAAAAGTCAGTAAAAATGTTCGAGTGGCAAAAGCTGCTACTCTTGATCGGGCGCGGAAAGAATACACAAAAAAAGCTGCAGGCGAATACTGGATATTTGTTGTAGGCCATGACGTTGAAACATCAAAACAGCGTGAAGCATTATCCGATGCAGTTGCGACCATTGGAAACGGGCAGGATTTACGATTGCGTTTGATTGATGGTTTTACATGCTTTGTATTTGTTCCAACATCTGACGAGATCACAGGCGAGGTAGCTATTGATATCTGCAGGTATGAATTAGTAAAGCCGATCTATAAATGTTTATATGGAGTTGAGTTTGATAATAACCTGGAAACCGGTCCTGAATTTAAAACAATTCCTCTCGGCCATGGTCTTGTAGGTTATGACAAAGCAGTATTACTTTATGGATATGAATTTCAAGTACCCATGGATCTTACTGATGAAGATGCAGTTGATGCTCAAAATACAAGCGCATTTCGTGATATTGAATATGAACAGAGAGTTGATCCGGAGAAAGAAGGTGTTTATCCGGTTGAGAATATGCAGGTCAATGTTGACCTTGATGAAGAACCTATAGCTCCATAAAGGAGGCGTCATGTTAAATGGATATGATAATAAGCAGCTGAAATCAAAAAAATTAAAACTGAATGCAGACATTTTAGGCGGCAAAGCAGGTCAAAAAATAACCATCAAAACTTATAAAGACATTCCTGTTGATAAAGATGTTCGCAGATATTTGAAGGATGCAAAAACGGATAAATGCTGTGAGCTTGTCACAGCTAAAAAACCGAATCCGCCAAAAGATAAACCATAAGAAAAAAAAGATTAATTTAATAATCAGGAGGTAGACACATGCCAGGGATTTTAGAACCGGAAATATCTTTACAGATTATTCCTGCGTCTCAGCTTGCAGGAGTATTAGGCCAGAACGCGTTGATCGTAGCGCAGATGCTTGCAGCCGGCACTGCAACTGCCGGTGATTTATACGACAACATTACCAATAACACATCACAGAATAATACACTGTTCGGCAGACGTTCTCATCTTGCCGGTATGATCCGGAACTTTAAGCGTGAAAATGAAATCAGTCGTTTGGATGCTATTCCGCTTGATGATAACGGCACTGCAGTTCAGGGAACATCTGTCTTTACAATTACCGGGCCTGCTGAGGAAGATGGATCTCTTGTATTTTCCGTTGGATCAGAAAATGATCATCAGTATGAAGTGGATATTCTTGATGAAGACACTGCAACTGAAATCGGCGATGCTCTTGTGGCTCTTATGGATGCAGACCTTGACGCTCCGTTTACTGCCGCAAATGCGGCCGGTGTCATAACCATTACAGCTTCAAACGGTGGGACACTTTGTAATGACTGGGATATCCGTCACTCCGGAATGGTGGCAGGAGTTGCTGTTGCAGTCACTGGATGGTCAGGCGGCGCAAATGATCCTGTATTAACCGGTGTTCTCGATATCGTAGGCGATATCCGGTACCAGACAATCATGTGGCCTGCAGCATATGCATTGACAGAAGCTCAGACTCTTCTTGATGGTCGTTTCAATGAAGAAAATCAGATTCTTGACGGAGTCGTATTCCAGGTCAAGAAAGGAACGTCTACCGAAGTTAAAGCGTACGCGAATCAGAACAGCCAGAGCGTTGTGGTCGTAGGTAATAAAACTCTTAATGTGGCAAACAAAAGAGTTGGAACAGCTGTACCGGAAATGCCTGATACAATGATTGCGCAGTTTGGTGCTATAAGGGCGCTGCGGAGAACGCAGGATGCTCAGTTGGCCGATTACCTTACAACCGTTGCTCCGGATGATCAGTTTGGAGGCGTGGAACTTTCTTCATTGCCGTATTTTAATACTGCAATGCCGAATACAAAGCCTGCGCTACAGCAGGATTTCTGGACAAATACTGAACAGAAGGATTTTAAAACCAATGGCGTTTCTATTATCGGTCCGAATCGTGCCTTTAATGGAAGTATTATGGGAACATTTGTCACAACATATCTGACAGATGAAGCTGGAAATCCGGATGATTCATACAAAAATCTTAATACGGTTGATACTGCATCTGTTGTGCGTGAATCTCTGTATGAGAATGGACGCGTTAAATATGCTCAGACACGCCTGACTGATGGATCATTGCTTCCGCGCCGTGATATGGCAAATGAGGGCAGTATAAGAGCATTTATTCTTGAGCTCTATGATGTATGGGCAGAGGAGGCACTGGTACAGAAGGGAACGCAGGCTAAGAAAGATTTTGATGATAATCTTTCCATAATTGTATCAGTACGGGAAGGAACTGCCAGGATAGCAGCCGCGCCTGATCTGGTAACACAGTTCAGAGCAATGCTTGGAACGATCCAGATTAAATTCAGTTCATAATTAATATGGATTAAAAATAAGGCCAGTATAAAAATAAAATAGAGGAGGTATTAGAATGGCTAAGACTTTAGAGAATCCAACTGTCCAGATAAATGATGTGACGATTCCTATTAAGCCGAACAGTTTAAGCTACAAAACTGGACGTGGCGACAGGAATGTTCGATCACAAAGTGCTGGCGGTGATTCTATTGAAACAGTAATGACTGAGGATGCCGAGACTAAAAAATCAATGGTTAAAGCAACATTCATCATGACAAAAGATGTGGATGCATCAGTAATAGACTGGATGGATAACCGTGATGAAAATACTATCAGGCTTTCCCAGGGAGACTTTACAAAGTCATTCCGCAAGATGGCCGTACTCGGCGAACCAGAAATGCCTACAGGTGCAGATGCAGAAGTCGAAGTTGAGTTTGAGGGACCGCCTGTTCTTTAATAGCAGTATCACAGCATAGAGCTATAACTATATATGATTATAGCTCTATGCTTTATGATGTATAATAATGTCCGGCACGAACCGGCACGAACAAAAAAAAAGGAGGAACACCATGGTAAAAGATGAAATGCAGTATAATTTATCAGAAGAATTAGAGTTCAGTCATAAAGGCGAACATGAAAAAACGCTCACTATTTTTATTGAGCCACCTTCTCATGACTGCCTTGATGAAGTTGCGCATCTATCATCTTATGTGACACAGGCAATGATGGAGAGTCAGAAATATAGTTCCTTTGCCAAAGGAAATTTGACTGAAGAACAGCTTAAAAAAATGGAAAAAGACTCATCAGAAGACGCAGGTCTTGATGCGAAGTCAGTTAAGCTCATTTTATTTGGAGCTGGTTCTGTTAACGTTCCTGATGTTATTCAGGAATTTAAAAAGATCTTAGTCAAATGCGGCCGGGTTGATGAAGATGAGAAATGCAGATTTAAAAAATCTCTTTTTGAGCGTCTGACCGTTGAAGATATTATTGGTATGATGTGTGAGTACATAGCGGTTTTTATCGCTCCCTCGCTACTGTAAGCGGGGGTTTAACGAAAGATGAACTGCTTGAAATTATCTTAGATGTCTGTGCCTGGATGCAGGGATCTCTCAAATATGAAAAAGCTATAAAGCTTCCTATTCATAACATTTTTGAATTATCCAATACAGCATATAAGATTAATAAAAAAAGTGAAAACTCGGGAAAGAAATAATGGCCTATTCAGTATCATATCTCTACAAGGTAATTGATAAATATACTACGCCATTAGCCCGTATTCAGAGAAAAACTAAAGCCTTCGAGCGGCAGATGATGGTTACAAATGCCGCTATGAGGGCTTTAGATAGCACTATCCTCAAAACAAAAAAATCCGTCAACTCATATTCGGGATCCCTGAATAAATCAAATGCTAAGCATATTGCGCTCGGCCAGGCGATATCTCAGGCAGCATACAAGGCAGATACTCTTGCCGATAAAGAAGATAAAGTAAGGCATAAAACGGACCAGGCAGTTAATTCGCTTGGTAGAATGAATGCAAAGCTGTTGACCCTTCATAAAAGAATGTCTGATGCTAAACGCAAGATGGCTGATTCAGGTATTGGTAGATTCCATAAAGACATGCAAGGCGCAGGCAGAACTTTAACTACTCGGGTAACATTACCCATGGCCATTGCTGGTGGTGTGGCCGTTAAAACTGCGGTAGGTATGGAATCCGCCTGGACAGGTGTTCTTAAAACAGTTGATGCGAGTGATGAAGTCCTTTTTAAATTAAATAAAGACCTTAAAGATTTATCAAAAATAGTTCCTACAAATATCAAGGGTATATTTGGAATTGCTGAAGCAGCTGGGCAGCTGGGAATTAACGCAGAAGATATTGCAGGGTTTACAAAAGTTATAATTGATCTTTCAGAAACAACCAATCTTGCCACCGATCAGGCATCAATGGAATTGGCAAAGTTTTCAAATGTAATGGATGTAGCGGTGAAAGATTATGATAGACTGGGATCCGTAATTGTTGATCTTGGTAATAATATGGCAACCACAGAAGCAGATATAGTCAACATGGCATCCAGATTGAAAACAGCTGGGAAGCTTGCGGGTATGTCAGCTTCAGATGTTTTGAGTATTTCAGCTGCATTATCTGCTATTGGTATTAAATCTGAAGAGGGTGGGTCAGCAGTTTCTCAGACTATAATGCGCATCAGTGGTGAGATAGGTAAGGGCAGTCAAAAAATGAAAGGCTTTGCTTTTATAACCGGGAAAAGCGTTGCTCAGTTTGAAAAGCTATGGAAAGAAGATGCAGCTGAAGCATTATTACAATTTACTGAAGGCCTGGCAAAATTTGAAAAGAAAACAGGAAAGCCTGCGAGTGCGGCATTAGACCAGTTAGGATTAGACGGAATAAGGGTTGCACGTGCGTTACTGGGAGCAGCTGCTTCAGGAGATACATTTCGAACAGCAATAGATAGAGGCAATGCAGCATGGCTTGAAAACAATGCATTAGTAAAAGAAGCCGAGTTGCGATATGGAACAGCGGCCGCAAAATTATCTATGTTTAAAAACAGAATGGTTTTAATGTTTGCTGCCTTTGGAGATATTCTCACTCCGTTTGTGATAAAGATCACAGAATTATTGACACCGGTGACTGAATGGTTTGAAAAGCTGAATCCAACTGCTAAAAAAGTTATTGTCACGTTTGGATTATTAGTTGCGACCATAGGTCCTTTGCTTATTACACTTGCAGGAATTATATCTTCTATTATGATGTTTAAAGCTGCGGCCGCATTATTAGGAGTTGCGCTTTCTCCTGTTTTAGCAATTGCCGGGGCGATTGCATTCGCATTAATAGGCGTTGGAGCTGCTGCATATCAGATAATAAAACACTGGGACGCTTTGGCATATGAGGTCAAGAATGTATGGGAATGGTTCAGCAAATTGCTTGATAATCCTCTTATCGTAGCCGCCCTTACTGTTTTTGCTCCATTCATATCTATACCTGCTTTGATAATAAAACATTGGAAACCGTTAAAAGGATTTCTGGGTGGTATTATAGAAAAATTTAATGCCGTGAAAGAAAAAATACCTTTCTTGGGATCTGGCGGGAAAACTCCTGAAGAGAAATGGGCAGAGGAAGTTGCCTATTCTAATGCGCGCCGTGAAAGAGCCAAAGAAGAAAGTCCTATGGGCGGTCGCATGGACGCAATGAAAGGAACTTTAAACGGAATGATAGGTTTAAAGGCAGCGCCAGGCACAGAAATTACAGATGCAGAAATGGAAACAGATTTACCCGGGAACTTAGGATTTAATATGGGTTGATAATATGAGTGCAATAGAAACATATTTACCTGCAGCATGGCGAGATATTCCTTGTTTGATGATTGCTGAATCAAAAGAAGGCGGTCCGCGCCGCGCCGTACATGAATATCCAAACAGTAAGAAAAGATATATTGAACCACTGGGCGTAATCCCGCCTAAATTTAATCTGGATTTGATGGTACATGGTGTGGATGCAATCAGTAAACGATTGAATTTTGAAGCTGCTTTAGATGATGAAAGTACTGGCACATTGCAGCATCCAATCTATGGTGTATTGCAGGTAAAGGTAATCGGTCCTTATGCCGTAAAATCAAATCAAAAAGGGATTGGACAGTTTACATTTAATATCAATTTTGCAACCACTGAGGAGATAATAACTCCATCAGTTGAAGCTATTGATACCGGCCAGGTCTCAGCCGATGCAAATGATGCCACTGCAGCAGCTGATACTGCCCTTGAAGAATCATATAAAGAACCGTCTTTTTCAGATTCTTTGACTGCAGCAGCCGATAAAATAAAATCAATTACACAAGCTGTTAATAATCAGATAGTTAAAGTGGTTGAACCGATACAGGAAAACGTGGCGGCATTCAATCGAGTTGTTTCTTCAGTTCAGTCCGGAGCATTAACCATTATGTCTCAGGCTGAAACTGTAAAGCAGACCGTTGAGGATCTCTATGATGGTTTCCGTGATATTGCACAATTTCCGCAAGATCTGACTGAATCATGGAAATCATTGACCGATTTTAACCTTTTCAGGAATCCATTGTTTACAAACACTGTAAAAGACGCTGAGATCGCGAATAACGAACGCAACCTTGATACGCATACAAGACTGACCTCATTAGCTCGATCATTTGAATCATACGCATATACGGATTTCCAGACGGATGTTTCGATCGATGAGGCTCGGCGTTTCCTGGAGACGAAGTATAATGATATAATGCTTCAAACAGGTGCAGAATTAAAAGAAGACAGTGTAATCGATCCTGAAACCGGAGACACAATATCCGGCAGTATTCCTATTCCTGCTGTTGAAATGACTTCAAGCACTCGATTTATTGGTTATAAAGATATCTCGGTTGATCCGAATGTTATAGCAGCTTTTGCAAAACTGCGCATTGATGCATTAAAAATATTGGATCAGAAAGAGCAGAATGCCTTTAGAATACGAGATATTAATGTTTATAAATCTTCTTTGGCATCCACTGCGTATAGGTATTATGGGAATATCGACAACTTATCTATATTGCAGGAATTAAATCCTAAAAAGAATCATGCTGATATTAGCGGAGATTTAAAGGTAGTGGCTCAGTAATGTTAACTTTACGGCATAACGGAAATAATTTAACAAATTTTAAAAGCGCAAGAGTACTGCGTGATATTGAACAGTTATGCGGAACGTTCTCTTTCACATCGACTGCAAATGAAGATAATTTGTTTCCTGTGCGCGGTGGTGATGAGGTTGAGGTACTTGCAGATGGAATGCCATTACTGTCAGGATATGTTGATATTCCTGATATGAAATATAGCCTGACTAAGCATGATATTAAAATTAGTGGCCGCGATAAGTTGTCGGATTTAGCAGATAGTACCATTGCAAAGCCAGTTGAATTCTCACCTGGCATCGGGATTGTTACAATTGCTGAAACGGTACTGGCAGATCTTGGAATAAACGTAAAGGTTATCAATAAAGCCGGTACGATCAAAAATTTTAGTGATACTGAAAAGGAATCAAGCGGGGTCGGTGAGAATGCCTTTTCATTTGTAGAAAGCTTTGCGCGTAAGCGACAGATATTATTGACATCTGACTTTGAAAGTAATCTTGTGCTGCTTCGCGGGAATCCTGGTACTCTTCCAAAATTGCAGCATATAGTACCTGGTGATGACAATAACGTAAAAAGTGCGCGCTTTAGAGAAAATATCAAAGAACGATATTATAAATATATTGTGCAGGCGCAGCTTGATCCTTACTTCCAGGATGTAGATATGTCGGCAGAAGATATGGCAAGTCAGGTTGGACGTGCTTTTGATAATTCTGTCAGGAAATCCCGAGTACTGGAATTGATTTCAGAGGAAAGTTCTAATTCAGAAACTGCAACCGAGCGTGCAATTTGGGAAGCAAATATCAGGCGTGCTCGAAGTTTTATGTATACCGCAACAGTGGCTGGCCATTCAGTAAATGGCAAGATATGGGATTATAATAATTTGTCTGAAATTGTTGATAGTTTTGCCGATTTAAACGGACAGTTTTTATGCAGACAAGCTGAATATTTATATGATATAGGCGGTAGTACCACAAATTTAATATATACATATAAAGATGCATTTACACTGCAGGCAGAACAGGCGCAGCGTGAAGCGTCCCAGGGAAACCAAGGCGAAGGATTCTTTTCAGGATTATGACACCTACAGAATTAATGAGAAAACTTTATTCTTTGTGTGCGCGCGTCAGGCGATGCACGCAAATGATTAAGCAGGCATTTGTTTCTCTTGTATCAGATGATACGAGCGCCTATCCGCAGGTGCAGGTGTCATATAATGGAAAGCCTGTTCAGGCAGTACGTTTTTCTCCATATGGATTATTTTCTAATCCTCCGGAAAAATCAGTTGCATTCCTGCTAAGTCCGAGTGCTCAGGATTCACGGCCATTTGCTATGATCCAGGATATGCTGCGGAGAAAAAAGAATGTCAAAGAAGGAGAATGCGGATTATATAATGTACTGACTGGATCATATGTTTATTTAAAAGAGAATGGAGACATTGATGGTTATGTTCCAAATAATCATAATGTGAATATTGAAGGGAACTGTACTGTTAATATAAAAGGGGTTAAGAATGTCAATATTGACGGTAAATATCTGATTAATGGTAAGGATGGAGTTGAGCTTGACGGCGGCAGTGGTAATAAAACAGGAGTGATATGTGGCCGTTCAAAATGTCATTTTACTGGACTCAATCATGCAGATGTATCTCCTGATGTTAAGGCAAGTAAGACATAAGGAATAAAAATGGCTTTATCAAAAAACGGTCTAAAAAATAGAATAATAACTGAATTAAATGGACTCGGATTTGATACTGGGAATTCATTTTCTTTTGCTCAAAAAATGGCCGAAGCGATCGCAAATGCAGTTGTGGACGAAATTCAAGCAAACGCCAGGTGCAGTGGAACTGATAATCCGAGTGGCGATACACATAATAATGTTGGGATTCAATAATGCAGGACATGAAAGTAATAGAAACTGACGGCCGATTTGATATATCATTTGAAAATGGTGATATAGCAAAGGAAGACGGATTTGATACTGCAATCCTTGTTTCCTGGTTTACCGATGCCAGGGCGCCTGCAAATCTTGTGGCCATCCCTGAGAAGAGGCGGGGATGGATAGCTAATTCTGTCAGTCCAATAGAGGGCGTGGAGGATAGAGATTTAGGAGGATTGCTTTGGCTGACAGATCAAAGAAGATTGACCCCTACAACCAGAAATGCTACGGTCGATTTCGGAAGAAAGGCTCTTGCTTGGTTTGTTGAGGATGGCCTTTTGAGCAGGGTTGATGTTGAAGCGATAACAATCTCTAAATTAGGGATCCGGCTCGGTGCAATAATGACTGCATTAAACGGAAAGACTGAATCAAGATATTTTAATTTATGGGAGCTCACAGGAAACTAAAATGCCTATCAATTATCGGACACTTTCAGAAATATTAAATCAGATTAGAGCTGATATCGCGGCAGACATTCCAGAAATCGATCCTACAATTTTTGGTTCTATGACTCGCGGCTTTGGTGACGGTCTTGGAAATAGGGCTTTTGACTTACAGTTAATTATTCAGCAGCTTGAAAAAATGTTGTTTCCTCAAACTGCCATTGATGAATTTTTAGAACGATGGGCAGCATATGAAGGAATAACCAGGAACGCTGCTGAAGGATCAGATGGTCCGGTCACATTCGAGGGTACAGTAGGAAAAACACTTGATGCGGGTGATAAGGTATCAGCTGAAACAGGAGTTGTATATTCATTAAAGGCGGGTATTACTTTTGCAAATCAGTTAATAAGTGTTACATCTTTAACGCGTGTCGGATCAGTAGTTACAGCTGTAACATCATCAGAACATCAGTTTGCCTCAAATATTAGCATTGATATACTCGGCGCGAATGAATCTGAATATAATGGAACATTTGTAATAACAGTCATTTCTGAAACCGAATTCACATATGAAATTACCGGCACTCCTTCCACTCCTGCAACCGGCACTATTACGGCAGATTTTGATGGTGCTTTTGGTGAAGTTGAGTCAGATGTTGTGAATGATTCTGAAAGCGGAGTTAATGTTAATTTGGCAAACGGCGCAAAATTAACACTGGCCAGCCCGGAAATAGGCATTAATCCTACTGCAAGAGTGCAGTATTTAGGAATTACCGGGGGCGCGGATATCGAATCTAACGAGTCATTATTTAATAGAACTCAGCAGTCAAGATCGAACCCGGTAGCGAATTTTAATCCAGCTGCAATAACAAAAGAATGCCTGAAAGTGCCAGGCGTTACTCGTGTAAAAGTAAAAAGAATAACTCCGCATGTAGGTGCAGTAACAGTATTATTTGTTCGGGATAATGATTCTAATATAATTCCTGATGCCGGTGAAGTGCAGGACGTTCGGGATGTTTTACTTGCAATATTACCGGCACAAACACCTGAAGCATGGCTATATACATTAGCTCCAACTCCTGTTACAACAAATTATACATTTACAAGTATTTCGCCAGATACACCTACAATGAGATCTTCTATTATAGAAAGCTTGAATTCTTTTTATAGAAATAGTGTTGAATTTGAAACAGATATTTCAGAAGATAAATATAGATCAGCAATTATCGATACCGTTGATCCGGAAACCGGGCAGTCATTATCATCTTTTACTTTGAGCACTCCTTCCGGAGATATTACTGTTGATGATCTTGAAATCGGAGTATTAGGATCGGTTAATTTTTCATAATGAGATTTGATATAACAAAAGAAGATAGCGAATTTTTACTGGCAGATAGTATGCCTGAAGGTCGCTTATGGGAAGGATGCTTTGACGCATCAACGAATTTAGGTAGGTTTACAGCTGCTTTGGCAGTAGAATATTATCGATTATCATTATTGATGCAGAAGTTATCCGATGAAATGGATATCCGGAAAACGAATGATTTATTGATCGAATGGGAACAATCAGTAGGAATTCCGAATGATTATTTTAAAACGACTGCATCACTTGAGAGAAGGCGCCAGCAGGTAGAACAGTTATTTTCAAACTTTGGAGGCGTACAAGAAAATGCTGATTTTGTGCGCGTAGCTGATTTTTTTGGATTTGAAATAATTGTAAAACCTGGAGCTGATTTTTTAACATTTCCGCTGACCTTTCCGATTATGTTCAGTGGAAGTACTGGAGAAGCAGGCCATACTATTTTTGTTCATATTGTAGGCGGGTCAGGTGTCGTGGGGGAAGCTTTTCCCTTACCGTTTCCGATTCCGTTCAGTGAAGGTGGTCAGCCTTTTTTGAGATTAATATTTGAAATTTTAATTCCTGCCAATGTGCAGTTAATTTTCTATTAGGAGGAAAAACATATGAGAGCAATATCATCAAAAGCTGACGGAGTTGATACACTTCCCGCCGGTGATTTTAATGCCAATCTCGGATTGAAAGAACTGAATAATTATGTAACCGATACCGGGCAGACTTTAGACCCTGAAGGGGGCCCTGATACAAAAGAACATCAAATGGGCATCGCGGCGGCAATTTATGCAGCTGACGGGGGTTATTACCAGGACGGCGGCGCTGCAAACGCTTACACGCTGACAAAAATTGTAGCCACAATGCAGGTTCCAAATGCGTATTTTAACGGCATGGAAATAACTTTTATCCCTGCGAATACCAATACCGGCGCTTGTACCATAAACGTTGGGGGTATTGGCGTTAAAAACCTGACAGATATCGGAGGGGTTGCACTTGCTGCAGGCCGTATCGTTGCCGGCCAGTATGTTACTGCAAGATATGACGGTACACAGTTTGTGCTTATATCTAATCCTGCTTTCGCGCCTGGCAGCTTAAAACTTCTTGATACTGATCTATCTCATTATGGCATATTAAATCTTGAAAGTGATCTATCTGCCAATAGAACAATCGCCATAAAAGGCGGCGATAAAAATTTTGTACTGCTTACCGGCGATGTAGGTACGATTACGGTTTTTGGACAAAATGCGGCGCCTACCGGGTGGACAAAAAAGACTGACTGGCAGAATAACGCGATGTTTTGTTATTCAACCGGGAATATTAACGGAGGCGGCGCAGTAAATCCGCAATCAGCACATAAACATGGCGGAGGTACTCTGCAATTTAAAATTGGAGAATTGGAAGGTGCAGGATCTCCTTTAACCCATAAAGTGTATCTATACAATAAATCCGGAACTAAACGAGAAATATTAGCACAAGACAATGATATTTCATCAACGATTGGTTCAAGGGTGTCAGCTTATTCAAATCCTCCAGCCGATGAAGATGCTTGGTCCGTAGAGGGTCAAACTGATGGAGAATCCGGAAATAACAATGCTCCTTACTATCAGGAATTAATAGCTGCTACAAAGGACTAAAATGAAAGTAATTTTACAGGATAAAAAAGAATTATTTCCAAATTTTGGTAAGGCAGAAGGAGGGTATGCGTATGTTCGAAATGATTTACCGGCGATTGTTCAAACGTCAGTAATAGCGCATGAGCTATATCATTTGAAAGATACTTCCAGGAATGTATTATGGCGCGAAATCAAGGCCAATTTTGTAGGAATGATCCACTGCCCTTTAGGATTTTTTCTATGCTGCATTATGAGCCTTGCGCCTTATAGGTTGAAATTTTATGTGGATCGTTTTAAAAATAAATATTAATAACTACTGGCACGAAAGGATATTAAAAAATGGCACGAACCGGCACGGAAAAACGTATTTGTATTAGAGGGTTAAAGGCATTTGAAAAAAGCGGATGCCCGGAATCTTTTGCATGTCCTGCATGGGCAGAATTTATGATGACTCCAAAAGATGAACCTTTAAAACAGAAAGGCATGGAGGGAAATTGTATTGATGTTTGGAATATGCAGTTTAATTTTCAGGCTTTACGATTGTTAGAGGGCAATCAGCAAGCCATTGAAAGTTTCCGGAATAATATGACAGGAGAAACCGGTCCGAAAGCATCACAGGCATTGAATGCACTTGTTCATATGGCAGGAGAAGCTTTTAAAAAGCATCTTATTATTCAGGAACATGAAAAATCAAAACAAATTCCAGGGGATTGAGAGCCCTGGCGGATAAAAATAGCGAAGCGTGCGGATTGATATTTGACTTTAACTTACTACTGACCGGAGGAATGTTATGCCTGAAACTGTTATTGCTAAAACTATCGCACAAACTGCAAACCCATTATATCATATTTTTGGAGCATGGTCAGTAAGTCTAATAATACTGATATCTGTTGTTCTTATATTGGTATTTTTTTTAGTTAAGCTGCTCAAAGCTCATAGGAATGACCGTAATGACTGGTTTAAAGAGGTCAGGGAAGATCGAAAGGAATACGCAAAGGCTTTAGATAAACGCGATGAAACAATAGCGATACGCGAGCAGAGGCAGTTAAAGGTTATAGAAAACAATACTGAGGCCCTGGGTAAGGTTGAGGTTGCGATGCTTGTATGTAACAGTAGAAAAACAGGCCCCTAATAAAAATAACAAATAGAAAAAGCCTGATTACCATTGCAGTAGTCAGGCTTTTTCATGCTTAAAACGGATCATGTCGGATCTGTTCGTAATGTAATTTAAGTTGCAGTAATTGTCAACAAAAAAAAGGCCCGGTTGGTAAGTCCGGGCCTTTTCTGTTTCAATCTAATTGCATGTATTGCTGTTTACAATAATATTTTTTTATTCACGTCCTCATGATAGAGGACATTTCAACACGCGATACATCCCTATAATTGGACAGGTGGATCCCCTTGCCATGATCCCGGCTCTATTATTATCACTATCCAGATCTATCCCCATATTTAATGAGATCACTTGACCTGAATGTATTCCACATAGGCATGAAGCGTTATGTGAATTATAACTAAAAAAATGTGCTGCATGATCGCGCGGCATTTCATAACTGAGTACTGCCAGGAATTCTACCGGTTCGCTTTTGAAAGCTGCCGATATTTCATCTGGGCACTCAGAAGGAATGTCATAAGCGACTGCGGCACCGGCAAATACTGCGGTAAAAAGAATCATGATTACAACAAACAACATAAAAAATCCTTTTCTCATGTGCCTTCCTCCTTTTCTTTTGGTTAATATTACTGGTTAAATTTATTAATAAAGCTTCTATATATACTGTATGTTATAATTTTTCAAGTCTTTTTTTCTTAATTCCGAATCTATATCTGACCCGCGCTTCTTTCCATAATACCGGTTTTAATGTCTTTGGCAGGTATAATGGGTGGACAGGAAAGCCTTTTTTAGTCAAAATTAGATAGTGAAGGCCTGGTATCATCCGGATAATTGCCTTATCCCTGCTCAGGTGGGCGCCATGAGACCCCCAGCACGCTATAATTAACCGAGCCTGCTTTGATGTATTGATAAGGGCAGTGTCGTTTAAATGGCCAATAGGATCGCCGTGTGCAAGCATTGTTTTAGGACTGACGGCGCGGAATGCAAATAGATTTGTCATAATCAGGCGTTTATATCCCCAGGACTCCGCAAACCTTATGCAGCGTATGATGGTATGATCATCAGTCTTTTCGTCTGCAGTGCTCGGGTTGAGCCCTATAAAGTTGACAATTGGATCGTCTTCGGATCCCCAATCCCGGGTTAAAGAATATCGATATATCCGGTCTCCGGAAAATTCTGCGCTGCGCTTCATCATTTCGGAATTTCCTTACATGCTTGATCTCTAAACGGAGGATTACCTTCCATATCCTGATGGAGTATTCTCATGAATAAACCACATCGATAAGCAACTGCACACTTACCGATCAAAAAAGGGCATCCATCTGAGCATCTTGTAATGTCTATACAAAATTGTCGCGCTGATAGTTTTTCTTTATCCTTTATGTTTTCAGCTACTTTATGGCATTGACACCAACACATAGCTATGCCACATTTTTCGCAGGTTATTCTTGTTTGGCTCATGGCATTTCCTTTAAAACCTTATGATATCCATAATTATCTTTAACAAACACTGGTATTGATTCGATTTCCTTTGCTTCGTAGATAAGCCTGTCTGCCCATGTGTATGGAGGTTTTTTAGCTCCTGGAGTGCTGTCGGCGCCTATTATTATCCAGTCAATGCCATCCAATGGGAGTATACTATCAAACCGACGAACAGGATCCTCAAGTAGCGGCTCAAATGAAACGAATTTTAAAAAGTTACCTGGGACATCTTTTAATACTCTAATGTTATCAATGGTTTTATACGTGCCGTCACACGTTGTACCGTACCATCCATTCTCCGGAAGGATGTGGCAAAATTCTTCATATCGTACAGGATTTTTTGTAAGGAACTGATACGTATGATGTGATGCTGAAAAATTGCAAATGTCAAATACTGCTTTAATCCAGGAAGGCTTAATGAAATCACCGAACATATCGCCTGCAGATCCAGTGAAAATAAGGCTCGGTTTTTTGAGTTTGACCGGCTCAAACAATCTGTTGCGATGGAACATCGGGAGCATCATATTTCTTTTAAATCGTTTTTCCATCCGTTTGAGATAGCAATATGAGCAATCATACCGGCATCCGGTGATGGGTGACCATGTCCATTCAGTCCAATCAATTTTCCCGGGTCCCTGCTTATTCATTTTTATAAGTTCCTGATTTTAGGTAATGATATTAATTGCGGGAAGATAGCAAGAAAAAATCTGCTTACTATCTTCCCCATGGATTAATATAACGGCGCGGAACTGTCTTCTGCCGATTTTTTAGATGCATTTGCGGTATCATCTGACCGGCCGCCGAGCATGCGCATCTGATCCGCTTTTATTTCTGTACTGTATCTGGTGATACCGTCCTGTTCCCATGATCTTGTCTGCAATCTGCCTTCAACATAAACCTGATCACCTTTGTTCAGATATTCTCCGCAGATTTCCGCGAGTTTACCGAATATGACTATCCGGTGCCATTCAGTTTTTTCTTTTTTCTCGCCGGAATTTTTATCTTTCCATTCTTCTGATGTGGCAACACTGAATTTTGCAACAGCTGTTCCATCCTGGAGGTATGTGATATCCGGATCTTTGCCAAGGTTTCCAATAATATGAACTCGATTAACTCCTGCCATGGTGTTTCTTCTTTTCTATTTGAAATCAGTTATATAAAACTTTTTAGGATGCCTTTCTTCTGGTTGTTCTGTAACTGGGAAAACAATTGATGCAGCGTCAAGATATCTATATGCGGTTCGCACATGACAGTCCAGTTCTTCAGCAAGCTCTTTTACTGTTACAGATCTTTCCTGAAGTATTTTTATAACCTTAAACGCTCTGATCATTAAATCGCCGCGACAACCTTTTGACATTTTTTCTCCTTAATTTATTTACTTACTGTCACAATATTCCTGCATTGCTTCTTTTAAATATTCATCTATATTTATGCTTTTACAATCGATCATTTCTTGTGTGACCAAAATATCTGTATACACACGTACACCTTTATGACGGCATGTTAACTTATATTCAGTTCCTATAGCTAACTTTGATGTACAGTTTATTTTAAAATCAGTTATCTTTGAAGATGATGTGTTACAGCTGGCCTCAATAATTGATATAGATTTCTCATCCATGCACTTTTTTAATCTTGGCCAGTCATTCTTATTTATAGTAATGAGTGTTTCATTTTTATCAGTAAAAGAGCCCTGAAAATTTATTCTTTCTTTCCTGAGCATATCTATCATGATTTTACTTTCACCATCAGTATCTATTCGTAAGAAGAAATTATTACTGCCGCCTAATTCTGTTTTGGTAATAGCCATTTTTCATCTCCCTATTGAAATTTTTGATTGAAGCAAATTAAACATATTTAAAAAATAAACTTCTGCTATTTCTGGTTTCCAGCATTGAATTTCAATATCAACATCTTTTATCTGATCGAATCCGGACCATTTACGATTATCATTAGGAAATAAAACTTTCTTTTCAGCCTTCAACATCTGATAATCAAGGTCTTTTATGATCGATTTATGCGCAGTATTAATATCGAATTTTTTATTAATAGCGTTTTCAATCCGGCGCTCTACGTTTTGAAAATCCGGCAACATAACTTTTAAAGGTTTCGGGCAGTCACCGGTATAAGCTTCAGCAGCATCATGCATTAATGCATAAAATACCGTGCCTGGCGTATATCTATTTTTGAATGCAAGTTCTGCGCAGTGTACGCAATGTTCCGCAACTGAATAAAATATACCATGCCTTAAAAAGCCCCTATACCTGACAGTATTGCTTAATGATCTTGCAATTTCATTAATATCTATTTGATCCGGTTGTGGATCTGCGAAGTCAAAATAAATTCCTGACGGAGTAGCCATGGTGTTATCGATAAGTCCTATTTCATCCATATTATGATTTTCCCTTTTCAATTTGGATCATTCCCTGCAGTGATATTATGTTTCCGATCAACACATTCTTCTGTTCGCGGATCTCGAAAAGCTCCTGCATCTTTGCCTGCTTTATAGCTTCCAGCTCCGGCATAGTTTTTTCTGAAAGTTTCTCCCATGCCAGATTCAGAACTTCGGATGTTTCGGCCGGCGCGGTTTCCTGGGAAGCTCCTGGTTTTTGTGATGATTTCTTGGAGCTTGTATTGATGTTTTTCTTCTTATTCTTTTTCTTTTTTGCAGCAAATTTTTTCTGATATTCCGTGTTGCATTTTTTACACCAGTTGGAGAGACCATCTTTATTTCTTTTATTTTTATGAAAGTGGTCAGCATCGGGCGGAAATTTATCTTTGCATTTTGTACATCTTTTTTTTGATGGCATTTTATCTTTCTCCTTTTTTTCTGGTATTGATTCCTTTTCAGTATCTTTCGAAGTATCGGTCTTTTTCTGATGCTCCGGTGGTATCTCAAATGAATATTTAAAGTTTGGATGCTGTTCTAAGAATGTTTCAGGGTCAACTATATATTCGGCATACTTGTATGTATCATCACACGCTTTACAAATTTCTGAACTCCTGTTCAGATTTTTATTTGGACAAATTTTACAAGGAGATATTAATTTCTTTGCCATATTATTTTTTCTCCTTTCCTGCCGGTTTGAACGGATTTTTAACCATCAGAATTATAGGCTGCAATGGCTTATTGAAATTCAAAACATTGACCCATATTTTGCCGGTAAAAAGCGCACGGAGCCTTTCCTTCCAGGACATCTGCCAGCAATGGAAAACACGGCCACCTTGTTCATCGTCTTTATATACTGGCAATGATCCGTATTGTGGCTGATCTTCTGCGTACGTGCAATTGCATCCATCAAATTTTATTGGTTTCATTTATTCTCCTTTTGATTTAAATCTACCCAGATAACATGTTGGTTCTACTTCAAGCGTTCCGTTTGTAAGCAAATATTTTTTATCCTTTACTTTTCCATAAAGGTTTGAACCATATTTCTTTATTATTCTATGGTCATCAACAGACCTTTTATATTTGAAAGACACTGTATGACTATACCAAAAGACAACCGATCCAGCTTTATTTTTATAAATAAATTTAATACGATATTGATGCCATCCGAGTAAAAAGCTTATTAGAGATTCTATTTTTTCAAACATTAAGGTTTAATTCCTTTTTATACTGGATGAACCGGATGATTAACAT